TTCTTGATCCACCTTGCATAACTTTCGAGCCAATCGAATTAATCATTTCCATTTTAGGAATTGGCCCGCTAGCTTTACCACCTGTACGAGCAATAGGAGATTCAGCAGGTCTGTAAACACTATAGTCTACACCGATACCACCACCCGTCATTAAACAACTTTCAGCTTTCCAAGACAAGTCTGCCCAATCCTCTCTCGTATCTTCTTCTGCTTTTAATAGATAACAATTATTAAAGAATTTGTTGGGTCTACCTGCATAGTATAAGTATCTACCACCCGGTATAAACTTCATTGTTTGTATATATTCAATGAGTTGATCTTTATCATTAGTAGACATATGATCACAGCACACATCTTCTACTAGTGTTTTAGACAATGCATCCCATGTTTCAGCACCCTCATGCTTATATTTTTGATTAAATATGTCTTCAGAAAACTTGGATCTAAATGCTGGGTTTAAATTACTTTTAAATTTCATTGTGCGTCACCTTTATGCTTTTTATTTCAATTCCATCAACATCAAAAATTAAATTTTCAATGATGCCTTGTACAGCATCCTCAATGCCATCGTCAATGGGAAGTATGTTTTCTTCCTCATCAATGTCAAGCATTAAGAATACTTTAACTTTCATCTACTTCCTCAATCATTTTTTGTAAATAAAATAATGCTTTCTGTAGATCTTCTTTTCCATTCTTATATCTATATCTCCACAAATACTTTAATATATTTCCTTGTAAGTAATACTGATACCCCTCACCTGTTGCGGCTCGTATTGCATCTAAACATTCTATACCATGTTGATTGTAATGAGGTGGATGATTTACCATGTCCTCTAAATTAGGTATAAATGCATCCTCTGTATAATCACCTTTGAATTTATCAATACTCATCTATTATCTCCTGATCCTTTAATAACATTTCTAGATAATCTGCTATTAAGTTTTTGAAGATTCATTAAAGAAGCTTGATGTAAAGGCATATTGATATCTGTACAAATTGCAGATAGATACCACAGGACATCACCTATCTCTTTCAACATTTCAATTCTGTCTTCATCAGACATTACTCCATCTTTATCTCTGATAATTTTTTTGTACTTATCAGCTACCTCACCTGCTTCACTTACAAGACCTAAGATCGGATAAGTAATTTTTTCACTTTCTGGATAAATCATAAATTGTTGTGCTTGTTTTTGATACTCTCCCATATCCATTATACTTGCCCCCAATCAAGCCTAATAACATTTCCTTTTCTAGATATGATTTTAGGACTATCTTTTACTTTTGATTCCAATTCATCATGCTTGTCCATAACACTATGCACTTGCTGTTCATGAAAAGCTTTTTCTCTTTTCTCATATTCATCATGTACTGTAAGTTTAAAGTTCTCATCTTCAGCAATCAACTGAACACATGTAGCTAATAATCCCATAAGTCTTTTCATATCATCTACATGCTGTTTGCCATACTTGTTTTTATAGTCACAATACATTTTAATATCAAAGCTACCATTCCACTCACCATTCTTATCGTCTTCACAAAAGAACATAAGTGCTATGTCATCTCTTCCTAGTTGATACATTACTCTTTTCCTTTAACCATTTAAGAGGTATAATCCTCGTTGCATATTTAAAATTGTTTTTCTCGCACCACATACCATAAGTTGTCTTACTACCTTTATATAGTTTACTTCTTTCATTTGTAAAGACAAATCGAATATCCAATTCAGGATGTTGCTTTTGTACTTCAATATGTTTTCTGCGATCCTCACTAGTGAATAGTCCTTTTGTTTCAATGATGATACCATTATCTAAAACAAAATCAGGAGTATACACTCTAAAACGCACATCTGTCCATTTGATCTTGAACTCTTCATAACGAACACATGATTCATGCTCTTGTATGAACTCAGCTACTTTTTCTTCTAGACCACTACGATACTTGCGTTTGTTGTGTCTCCTTTTCATACTAGTGAAATATACTCAACCATCGGTGGCTCTTTAGCTTGCGATACCTTAGATGGTAGTTCCTGTATATCATCCCAACAATCATACTTATATTTACAGAAGTGACACTCTTTAGGTAAGACCATGTTGCCTGACTCTTTTCCTCTATATGTTTCAGGAACAGGTTCATAACATCTTTCAAAAGGCTCATCATTATTTATGTAAGCAACTGTTGATCTAACTTCTTTCATTACAGCATCTTTGTCCATCTGTTCTGCTGATACATACTTGAACTCGCCATTGCCTTTGTTGATTACCCACCAACCACCTACATCAGCACCTGTACCCTCTGAATAGATAGCTAATTGTGGTATGTAACCAAATGCATCATGCTCTGCTAGACTACTATAATTATCAAACTTATGCTTATATGACCAAGCTGATGCTGACTTAACGTCATCAACCTTGCCATTTAATATAAGATCGTATTCGCCTGTAATGTTTTCACCCTCTACGTCTAGGTCAACTTTGCCATTATCTTTAAACTCAACTTTCATGGCTCGTAAGATGCCTTTGAACACTGCTTCAACAACATCCCCTAGAAACATATTGATGACAAAGTTAGAGGGCAGATCTGATCCCTTACTAGGCTTGTTCTTCTCAAACCATAGTTGGCATTTAGGTCTGCCCAAGTTAGATGGTCTTAATCTAAACTCTTGTCGTGTCTCTCCCGCAAACTGTCGGTGCAAGGCATCTCTTATATCATTAACAACAGTTTCGATAGTGTCAGAGTCCATCTTGGTTTTGTTATTAACAATATCTTTAAGATAAGCTTGAGCCAACAGTTCAACAGGATGATTCATTAGGCTACCTCAATTTCAGGTAAATCATTCCCCACGATTTGATCAATAATCTCTGCTTCTTCTTCTGATACAGAGTTACCTCTCTTTTCATCAAAGCTAGTTGTAACATAATTATTGTAATTAGTGATCCAATCTAGAAATGACTGAAGTGTTTCAGCATCTTGTTTATCAACATCAATTGATCCTGCATGTAATTTAGTAAGAACTGTATAATACTTACCACCTGTTTGTAGCTCTTGTACTTCAGTTGTAAAATCAATAAGATGTTGTATAGGTAAATGCTTACGTTTAGCTAAAGATGTAAAAGGCTCACCTGATGTTTTAAAGCTAGTCCTATTATCTACTTCAAATATAACAGGAGTGTCTCCCTTATGATCAGTAACCTTTTTACCATGCTCATCAACAGGATTAGTAAGTTCAGCTAATCCAAATATAACACGCACACGTTTAATTGTACGTATAAGCTTTTGCATATCCTCACTAAGTGCCTTGAAGTCTTTGATATATCCTGCGGGTTTACCACAGTTGTAACCACCATGTGTGTCTTTGAGGTCTTGATTCAAAGAGTCAGCCATGATTGTCTTTACAAAGTAGCCGGGATTATCTGCATCAGTACCCTGTACATATTTTTTGTACATGTATCTTTGCATGAATGGTCGCAATGTTAGTTTGCTACCATAGATAATTCTATCGTCAGGCATTTGTATGGAGTACGAACCACCTTTGACAACAACAGTCTCTGTTTCCTCGCCATCAATAGTTTTCATACCCATAATTGGAGCATGTATTATTTTTACTCTAGCAAGTGTAGATGTTTTAGTTTCAGATGAATCATCATCATCAGCTACACCCATTATCTTTGCCATTTCAGCGTTGTATTTATTCATATTATCTTGTGTTACTATATTGGTAGTCATTATATCCTCACTTTCGACTTTTATAGAATCTATAGTTATACACTAAATTTCTTTCGTGTCAAGCCAATTTTTACCTATTTTTGCTTCTAATAGTAATGGCACATTAAAATCAATATTATAGTATTGGTGGATGATGTCGTGCAGATTTTGATTTAGGTGTGCTACTGCCGCTATCACTTCATCCACCTCGTTAGGATGTACATCAACAACGATTGAATCGTGTACTGTGTTTACTAAACAACTCTGTAGATTTCCTAACAATTTCTCAAATTCCAATAATACTATCGGAACAATACATCCTGTTGCAAAACCCTGTACAGGATAATTCTTAATCATAGTAAAAAAACTTACACTGCCATTCATTCTCCTTTCAGCTTTTGGAAATTCATATTGTCTACCTGATGGTATGGTCACTCTTTTTGTAGCAACTACCTCATCAGCTAACTTCTGATGCCAAGAAGCAATACCCTTATATTTTTCATTAAAATGTCTATAGTATTCTGCTTCTGCTTTTGTTCTTCCATACCCACTTGCCCCGTACAAGGGAGCAAATGTATGCATCTTAGCTACTTGCCTACTTGTAGGCTGTCCCGCATCTGATATAACTTTTGCAGTATAACTATGTACATCAAATCCTGTTCTTACTTCTTCCATAGCAACTTTATCTTGTGACAAAAATGCCGCAACTCTAAACTCTAATTGTGCAAAGTCAGCTTCAAGTATCTGTCCATTATCGAAACGTGACACAAACACCTTTTTTACAGGAAACGTGCCACCTCTAGGCATATTCTGCATATTAGGATTACGTCCACTAAATCTTCCTGTAGATGTAATATGTTGAGTTAGACCAACAT